GTGGTAATTGTGCCGACGACTTGAGAGCTGAGGAGGATGCTATAATAGGAGCAGCTCAAGGTGAAGCCGAGGCGATGAATAGATATGAGGACGAGCAAAGGAGATATGGAGAAGACATTAAATGAGGTCGAAGCAATCCTGAAAGGAGTGAAATGAACTACTACTGTCGTGACTGTGGTGCTAAGTTCTCCGAGATGGAGCAGACTAAGTCTGAGTATGATGATGGTATCTGTCCCTGCTGCGGAGGCAATGATATAGTAGAGGATACTGATAATAAGGAGGTAGCATAAGTATGTTTAGCAAGCGACACTACAAAGTTATAGCCCAAGCAATCAAGGATTCTAGAGCTGATGAGAGTCCGCAAATCATTCCAGCTCGCATACTAATCAATCTGCTAGCTTTCCACTTCAAGCTAGATAATCCTCGATTCAATCCTGATGCCTTCCGCAAGGCTTGTGGAGAAGAGCCAACTGAGCATTGACAACTTACCATTCTATATGATATAATTATTAAGATGATTGTTGCCAATTTGGAGGCTTCCTTTTGTCAGACATACATGAAAAGGCCAAACACCTATACACCATTTCTGACCTATTGAGCTGGGAGCCTCCGAAGTATACTCGTATCATATCTGCTGGCATCTTGAATACTAAGAATAAGATGATTATCTTTGGAGACGAGGGCAGTTGGAAGTCTATTCTTGCAGTCCATACTGCCCATTGTATAGCCAGAGGGAGCAAGTGGCTAGGATTTAATACTTACCCTTCCAATGTCCTTCGTCTCCAAGTGGAACTCCCTATGTATATTGATAGAGAGCGATTAGAGAAGTACTGCACAGGTAGTAAGCAAATACTCCTTGCTAAGGATGGTAATATCACTGAGCATCAGTTGGAGTCTTACGCTTACCCTTCCAGATATGTTAGTCGGACTGAGCAGTTTATCCATATAGACGAGTCTATTGGTTGGGAATCCTTGCTCAGAGACATCCGCCTCTGCATTGCTGAACTACCACCAGGTCCTATTGTAGTAATCCTTGACCCTCTCTATAAGCTATTCAATCGCAATATATCTGAGGAGGTAGATGTCAAGCCTCTCCTTGACAAGATTGACCTTATTATGGAGGAAGCCAAGGATACTGCTGGTGTCTCTTTCATTATAATCCATCATACTCGCAAGGCAAAGACTGATGATGCTGGTAATCCTATAGACATGGGAGGACAAGATGCAACTGGAGCTAGGACCTGGATGAGATGGGCTGATACTGCTCTTCGTGTAGACCCTGACCCTAGTGATAAGACTATGACTAAGATAACTGCTACCTTCACTAAGCATCGTAACGCTGAAGATGTTCTGCCAGTTATAGGTATCAGATGGAATCGAGATACCCTGCATCCTCAAATCCTCTGGCGTAAGATGCCTAAGTATGAGGGCACAGATGAAGCAGAAGTCAGGGGAGACTTAGGCTTAGCACAGCTAGAATAGTATAATGAGTAATAAGATTTCTCATAGTGAAGTAAGCATCATGGGGATGCCTCTAGACGGGTAGCAATATGAATCGTGTATAGCTCACTGTGCCACTGGTAAAGACTGGGCAACACTCTATGATATACAAAGCAAAGAGCAAGGAAAAGGGCACGCTACCAAGTTGCTACTTGCAATGAAGAATTACTACGAAGAGCGAGGATTACGCTTTGGTGGTAGTGTAGCTCTAAATGAAAAAGTAAGGCATCTTTACCAGAAGTACAAGATAAAAGAATACTGCTAAGAAGTAGGAGGATAGTATGCCTAGAGTATTAAACAAAAGAACAGATGTAATCCCTCCTGATGCTATCTATGTAGGCAGACCTAGCAAGTATGGAAATCCTTGGAGGGTTGGGGAGAGACATCCTGCTGATGGACATAGGCTCACAAGAGAAGAAGTAATAGAGATGCACAAGAAAGCTCTTCCTCAAATGCTACAGGTTAGAGATAATGAGGGGAAGCTTATCCTAGATTTGGAAGAGTTGAAAGGGAAGGATTTGGTATGCTGGTGTGCTCCATTACCCTGTCATGCAGATATACTACTTGAATTAGCAAATAAGGAATAGCAAATAGATAAAATATAATCCCTATAACATTATATCTTACGATAACATATTATACATTTACTGAAAGATGGAGAAAGCAATTATGATAAATAGGAGGAAGAGACCACAGCATATCCGCATTAGCAAGGATAATCCTTACTATCCTATGAGCTATAAAGGCTATATCACTCCAGCTAGACTAGCTATGGCAGAGCATCTCGATAGATGCCTGGGTAGTGATGAGTATATATACTTTATAGATAGCGATTCATTCCACTGCGATATAAGAAACCTTAAGCTAGTATCTCATAAGGAGCTGACTAAGCTCAACGAGATTCGCAGGATTGTATCTCAGATGGATAAGATGAGCACTCATCTTGCTACACTTAGAAGTCAGCTAGCTGAGATAGAGTTCAATCATACTCCTTGTAGCTGTCCTAAGTGTATGCGTAGTAGAGAATCCCGACAGGCAGGGTATAAATTATGATATATAATTATAATGTTATAGGGATTATATTTTATCGTAGTCTCAATCAGTTAATCCTATGATTGACAACTTAATTACTTGTATGGTATAATAGTGTTATTGTAATTGTAAACAGAAATAACTACTTAATGGAGGTGCTTGCATTGAAGAGATAGTAATTGCTATACTAATAGTCCTATTCATAGCAGTCCCAATCATCGTAGCAAAAGTAATGTTTAGTAAAAGGAGAAGAAAGAAATGACAGATGAATCAAGAGCCCCAAGCAGCAGAGGTCTAATAGACTTCGATGTAGGTCCGCTAAGAAGGTTTAAGGGCATAATTGACAGTATGCCCAGGGAGCCTCAAACCTTCGGTGAAGGAGAGAAGGCCAGAAACTCTATGCGTATCACAGTCAATACAAGAGACATAGAGGTTATGGAAGCAACAGAGCCATACCACTTCCCTGTGTTCCAGTTCCAAGTAACCGAATCCAATAGGAAGAAGAGTAGGTATGGTGTGCTATCTGAATCCTTCAATGCAACAGTTGATAGCCAATATACCACCGAGCAACTTGACCCAACTAATCCTGAGTTTGTCAAGGCCAAGGACAGGATGGACTTCAAGGATATTATGGGAAAGAACAGAGTTGGCTTTGTGCTAGCCGATGGAGAGGATGGCAGACCAGAGCCACCTATGCTCTTTGATGGAAGGGCTAATGGGGACAGGCCTACACCAGCCTGGATGATTTATGAAGTAGAAGGTGTAGGAGTAGCTGGCGGCCAGGGAGTTGATGCTTCCGAAGTAGCTCAGACAATGCTAGACGGTAAGACTCTAGCTCAATTTAATAAGGAAGCTCTAGCTAATCCTACCATCAGGAATGATACTGCTCTGCTTCAGTCCATAAGCTTACCAGTTACAGCTCCTGGCTCCTTTGCTAATGCCTTGATTTTGGCAGGTCAGTTTACTAAGGATAAGCAGGGAGTATATCACAAAGTGCAGTAAATGAGGCTGGTTTACTGTTAGTCTGGCAGGGTTGACGTAGGAGCAATTATATCGCCAATCCTGCCAGACTAATACAAATAGGGAAGGTGCACTATCAAGCGAGTTGATAATCCTGAACTGAAACGCAAGGTATTAGACCATCTGGCTAATCTCTATAATATCAGAGAGGTCAGAGAGCCTAATCATCTAAGTAGCTTTGTCTATTGCAGGACCAAAAGCTTCCTCGACCAAAAACAGACAGCTATGCCTAATGATGAGGAAGTTATGCTGTTCGCTTTAGGCTATGGGCTACAAGATGTATTAACTCCTAAGGATGCTACAGCTCCACTGATAGAGAAGTGTAGTATCATATATAGACCTGATATGATTCTATCCTTTCGTCAAAATGAAATCAAGACCACTCGCAAGTCAGCCAGGAATCATTATCTAGATGAGTATATTCCTCAGACCTGGCTAGACTATATGATGGGCGGTTGCTATATGATGGAGACAAGAGAGTATGACCTAATTGTTCTATACATGATGGGAAGTTACGCTCCACCATTTCCTCAACTGTACTGCGATACATTCTACTTTAGCCAGGCAGAACTAGAGTATAGCTGGCAGAAGATACTGCTACATAAGAAGGTTCTAGATGAAGCATTAGAGACAGGTAAGCCGCCTGACCCATTTCAGAACTGCTATGACTGGGAGTGTAAGTATTGCAGATACAGGCTAGTGTGCAATACAATAGCAACTGCATTAGGATTAGAGAATAAGATATTAGAGGAGGACCAAGAATCATGGCAATAGGATGGATTATACTTAGTATAGGAATCGCCATCGTCAGTATAGTTTTGCGGAAAAGGAGGAGGAAGAATGGAAGATAACTTTATCGGCATTGTTGCTATCTGTGGTGATGAAGGAACAGGCAAGACAACAATGGCTCTTACCTTCCCTAAGTTACTAGTCCATTTTGACGTAGATGTGGGAGGATATAGGAGAGCTGCTTGGAGACTAGATGTTGAAGACATAGAATCCAAGGGTTATCCTAAGCCAATTCAACTTGAGAAGTTTATTGGTCAGAAAGGCAGTCCATCCACTCGTATATCCATACCTAAGAAAGTTGAGGGTATGAAGGAGCTATGGCAGGAGATAGCGCAGGACTTTGTAAATGCCTGCATGAATGAGAAAGTCAAATCCATAGTCATAGACTCAGCCACACTACTCTGGAATATCTGCCATCAGTCTCATCTTCAGGAGTTACAAGAGCGCCAACTAGTCCAATGGACGAATAGGAATCCCAGAACTCCTTTTGATGAGAATGAGTATCGGGAACGACTGCAACCTATGGAGTATGGGCCTGCTAATGATAAGATGAGGACAATCCTCCACACAGCCAGAAGTTACCAGAAGAATCTAATCCTAACTCATTATCCAACTGATGAGTATGGAGCAGTACATGATGCTAAAGGAAATGTTACTGAAGGCAAGACTGGCATTAAGATACTAGATGGATTCAAGGAGACAGTCAAGCTAGTAGACTTGATGGTATGGTTAAGTATCAAGGAGAAGTCTGAGAAGGGAATGAAGACAAGAGAGCCTATAGCAAAGATAATTAAGTGTGGACTAGAAGGCATGGGACTAGATGCAGTTGGATTGGAGATACCAGCTACTTATGAAGGTATTATAAACTTGCAGAGGATGATGAAAGGAGAATAAT